GCACCATTGCTATTGCATTGACGGATACGCAAACCACTGCGTTTCCAGATGAGGCGTATTACGACGTGCTATTAGAAGATTCCAGCGGCTTACGCAACTACTATCTTGAGGGTATCGTGTTCGTCTCTGAGGGCTATACAGCGCCATGACATCCGTAACCGTCAACGAGACTACCAACACAGTCACTGTCACAACACCAGGGCCTGCAGGCCCATCTGGCGCGGCTGGCGTAATGGTGCGCGGTCAAGTCAGCAAGATGGATAGCGGCACCATTAACATAGTTACGCAGGGCGTGTACGTCTCCACCGGCTTAACCGGCACCTTTGACACCGCCACCGCAAGCGGCATGACGCTCGGCACCACCAACGCATTTGCGGTGAAGAACACCAGCGGCGCCACCAAGCTGATGCAGATCTACGGCAGCATCGACGCCAAGACCGTCAGCGGCAACAACAAAGTGCTCGGCATCAAGCTGGCCAAGAACGGCACCGCCATAGATCAAACCGAATGCCGCGCCTTCACCGGCTCGGGCAACGAGGAAGCCAAGTTGGTCACCAACTGGATGATCAGCATGGCCGCTAACGATGAAGTAGCACTGTTCATCGCCAACCACAGCAGCAACGTTGACATCACCTTTGCGCGCGGCAGACTTGTAGCCAGCGAGGTGTTTGCATGACACTAGCCAGCCCTTTACGCAAGGTTGCCAGTAAGTTAATGGCCAGGTTTGGTGGTGTTGCAACACTGCGCCGTGTAACACCTGGCGTTTATAACCCAACTACTGGCACCGTCAGCGAATCCACCAGTGATACCGCATTGCGCGGTGTGCTGGAAGATGTAAACTTGCGCGAGGTCAACGATTTGATCCAGGCCGGCGACAAGCGGCTGTTGATTGCTGCCGCCGATATTGCCAACGCGCCTACCACTGCCGATGAAGTGCTAATTAGCAGTGTGACGCATCAAGTGATCCAGGTTCGTACGATTGAGCAGGACAACACCCCGATCACCTACGAGCTGATCCTGAGGGCATAATGGCGCGCACGATCCGAATTGCTGATATTGGTGATTACGCCAGCCAGCAGATGGAAAAGCTGCTGCGGGTTGCGGTGTTGGAGACTGACAGCCGTCTCAAGCAAGCAAGCCCTGTTGATACCGGTCGCTTTCGTGTTAGTTGGCAGGTCGGTGAGAACGCGGCACCAGGCGGCCAGAAGCCTCCCGGCAAATATGGGAATATATCGCAAATTGAGCGCATTGGCTATCAACAAGAAAAGCTAGGCAACGTCTATAGCGTGCACAACAATCTGCCGTATGCAGAGCCTCTTGCTAATGGCAGCAGCAAACAAGCGCCTGCTGGTTGGGTGCAAGGCATCGCCAAGGACATCCAAGGCTTTGTGCGCGTTAACGCTGACCGCATCGGGAGGGAATCGTGAGCAGCACCTACAACGACGTTCGTGCCGCCATTGAAGGGCGCATTGCAACGCAAATGGCGCTGTCGCCTGCGTATCCGGTCAGCTATCAGAACGTGCCGTTTACGCCACCCAACAACACGCCATGGGTGCAGGCGTTCATCCGATTTGGCGATAACAGCTACGCCACGCTGACTAGCTTCAACCGCCAGACTGGCACGCTGGTGATCAATGTCTTTACACCGCAAGGGCAAGGCACTGCAGCTAATTTTACCATTGCAGAGCGGCTAAAGGATTTGTTTGATCGCGCTAAGTTTTCAAGCATTATCTTTGACGCAGCTTCAGGGCCAGCGCAAGTAACGCCAGCAGCGCCAGAACCTTACTTTCAGACTCAGCTAACTGCTACGTTTGAAGCGTATCTAGACTGACGGTAGCCAATACCGTTCATAACATGGCTGTCACTGTTTTGTCCGGTACGTCCGGCGCCCTTTACTACAAACCTGCCGGCACTAACGGCAACTTTCCCGAGTCTGGCGTCAACGCCAGCACTGATGTCATTACCGTTCAGCCGTATCTGAACTTCAAAGCTGGCGACCCGGTAAAGTTCCGCGTCATCAACAGCCAAACTGGCGGCTCAGGCTCCGGCACGCTGCCGTCTCCCATTGATGCAGCTACCACCTACTACGTGCTGAGCTACACCGCAGCCACTGGTGCGCTGACGGTTTCGACGGTTGCTGGCGGTACTATCCTCGCCATCACCGACGACGGCACAGCCGTGGCACCTAACGAGTTCGAGGTGTACTACGCCGACTATGCCGCCGTTGGCCAAGTGCAGTCATGGTCGTTTGAGATCAGCCGCGCTGAGATCGACGTAACCACCATCGGCCAAACCGCTGGGCAGTATGCGCCTTTCCGTGCATATATTCCTGGCTTTGCCGACGGCAACGGCACCGCAACGATCTACGTGACCAACGAGGACGCTGCACTGTCCAACCGTATGGTGGAAGACGTGCTGCAGCGCCAGCAGGTTGGCTGCGGCTTCAAGCTGTACACCGACAAGCAAGGCACCGAGGCGCTTAGCCGCAGCATCGCAATGGATGCTGTGCTGCTGACCGCCAGCCTGAATATCAACCCTGACGACGCTCAGCAGGTGGAGATCACGTTCCGCCCATCTGGCGTGCCTACTTTCGACTTCAGCACTTCTGCTTGATAGTTGAACGGTCCCGGCGTATGCTGGGGCCACTCACATTTATTGCATGGCACCATCTGCACTGGCGCGACTCAAGAAAGCTGCCAATCTTCAACCAATCAAGCGTGTTGTAACACTCAACGATGGATCTACGTTTGAGTTTTATGCCACAGCGTTGACCATGGCAGAACGTGAGCGTGCGCAGAAGATGCCCGGCGGCGATGATCCCAATGGTTTTGCGCTGAATCTGCTGGTAACCAAAGCAGCCGACGATGCCGGCCAGCGGTTGTTTCAGGCTGGTGAAATTGCCGAGCTGAAAAATGATGTGCTTGACAGTGACCTGCAAGCCATGATGCTGGCAATCATTACAAATCCAGAGGAAGGCAAAGAACTGGATATGAAAAGCGGTAAAGGCTGAGCTAAAGAAAGACAACCTGCTGTTGTTACAGCTTGGGGTTGCTAAAGAACTTGGATATAGCCTGGCACGATTAAACCAAGAGGTAACGCTTGAAGAGTTGCTGATATGGTCTAGTTACTTTGAACTTCAAAACGAAGAGCAAGATCGTAGACTGAAGCAAAGCCGTAGGTAAGTCGTGTCGGTTGTCGCCAACGTTGCCATTAACGTCGACAGCCGCAATGCGGTTAGCAAGCTGCGTGAGGTACAACAAGCCGCTCAGCAGGCACAAAAAGCGCTAGAGGGGATCAATGGCTCTTCAACTAGTCAGCCTTTTCGTAATGCAAGCAGCTCAGCATCTGAACTGATCGGCGTATTAGGAAGACTGTCCGCCGCATATCTTGGCTTGAGAACGGCGCAGCAAGCTGTTCAGGCTGGTATTCAGCGCGAAGAATCAGAACGCAGGCTGACGTTCCTAGCGAAAGGATACGGCGAAGTTGCAAAAGCCCAAGAATTAGCGGCCCAATCAGGAAAAATATTTGGTCTTAGCGCCACCGAAAGCAATCAACAATTCTCACAGCTATATGGACGCCTACGCCCGCTAAATGTCAGCCTTGAAGATATCAACGCGGCGTTTGTCGGTTTTAATACAGCCGCAAAAGTCAGCGGAGCCACAACTGCTGAAAGTGCTGGCGCCTTGCTGCAATTAACGCAGGCGCTTGGCTCCGGTGTTTTACGTGGGCAGGAACTTAACTCTGTTCTTGAACAGGCGCCGGGTTTGGTTGTTGCATTAACCAAGGAACTTGGCAAGCCTGTTAGCGAAATCCGAGAACTTGCCGAACAGGGAGAAATTACATCTGATATTGTCATTCGCGCCTTGAAGCGTGCTGGTACTGAAGGTGCCGACGAGTTGGCGACTGCAATGGATGGCCCCGCCCAAGCTATCAAAAATTTGCAAAATGAGTTCGAGAATTTTCAGGTAGCAGCCACCGAAGATCTGTTGCCATCAATAATTGATGGTGTTCGCATCTTGACGAACTCCTTGAGGGCAATAGCCCCAATTATCAAGGGAATAGGTGCAGTCGCAGGCCCAGTACTGAATTACATAAATCAACTGATTGAAGGCGCGACTGGCGCTAGAGGCGCAAGGATATTGCAGCAACAGTTAATGCAGCGTGGCGCTGGCAAATTAGAGCAAGCCGGTGTTGGAAGGACTTACAAAGACGCACAGGGAAATGTTTACAGCACAATCACTGGGCGATTAGTGCAAGCGGCTTCTGCGCAAAACTTAGAAGGTGGCGGCGGTGTTTCAGGAGGCATTGGAGCTGGTGGCAAAGGCCGTAAAGGCAAAACCGACGCAGAAAAAGCGGCCGAGAAAGCAGCACGCGAAGCGGAAAAATTACGGAAAGAGCTTGAACGGTCCTTAGAAGTTGGAGATCAGCTTGGCACGCAATTTAGTCGTCAAGCAGCGTTGCTGTTTGAGGGATCAGAAATTGAACGCAAGCGTCTGCAAATTCAATTTGACTTTGAAGACCGCGCCAAGCAAATTAGCGAGCTAAAGAACGCGGAGCAACGCACCAATCTCACGGTATTAAACGCAGAAA